GCGTTCTACTTACTTCGGACATTGGGAAGAGCTGAGTGAGTTCATTATGCCCAGGCGTGGACGATTCCTAACTTCTAAGAGTAATGACGGCTCAAAGAAGAATGGCAAGATTATTGATTCAACTGGATCAATGGCGGTCAGAACTTTATCTGCTGGAATGATGAGTGGTATTACATCGCCAGCCAGGCCCTGGTTTAGACTTGCTACACCACAAGCTGCGTTAATGGAGCAGTCTGATGTTAAGCAATGGCTGTTTGCAGTAGAGAAGACTATGAGAGATATATTCTCAAGATCAAATTTATACAACTCATTGCAAACTGTTTATGAAGAGCTTGCTGTGTTTGGTACAGGCGCATTACTCATTAGTGAAGACTTTGATGATGTTATTCGTTGTTATCCATTTACTGTAGGTGAGTATGGCATAGCACAATCGCACAGGCTCCAGGTCGATACCTTTTATCGTGAATTCAATATGACTGTTGCCCAGGTGGTTGAACAATTTGGCCTGGACAGTTGTAGTGATGCTGTTCAAACGATGTTTAAGAGTGGACAGCTTGATAAGTGGGTTGAAGTGCTGCATGTGATTGAGCCTAACTCAGCGCGTGAGTATGACAAGAAAGATAATCAAAATATGCCTTATCATTCATGCTATGTTGAGAAGGCTAGTAAGAATGAACGCAAACTCTTAGAGAGTGGCTATGAAGAGTTTCCAGTCTTAGCACCGCGTTGGCATGTCACAGGTGTAGATATTTATGGAAGGTCTCCTGGTATGGATGTTTTAGGTGATGTTAAAGCATTACAAATAGAACAAAAGCGTAAAGCACAGGGTATTGATAAGATGGTTAATCCTCCACTCCAAGCACCATCATCACTTCGTGGTCAATCAGCAAGTGTATTGCCAGGTGGAGTGACTTATGTGGATACCATGCAAGGCACACAAGGAGGTTTTAGACCGACTTATGAAGTAAACCCAAGACTTGGAGAATTACAACAGGATATACAGGAAACACAATATCGTATTCGTCAAGGGTTTTATAGTGATCTCTTTCAAATGATGATGAACTCAGACAGGAGACAGATTACTGCAAGAGAGATAGACGAGAGACATGAAGAAAAACTATTAATGCTTGGCCCTGTATTAGAGCGATTGCATACTGAGTTACTTAATCCACTTATTGACAGAACCTTTAACATCATGGCGCGTAATGATTTATTACCTCCAGCACCTGAAGAGTTGGCTGGAGTTACTCTAAAGGTGGAATACATTTCTGTTATGGCCCAGGCTCAGAAAGCCATTGGTACAGGAGCCATTGAAAGACTCGCTGGATTTATTGGAAACATGGCAGCGGTTAAGCCTGAAGTCCTAGACAAGTTTGATGCAGACCAATCCGTTGATGAGTACGCTGAAATGCTTGGCGTACCACCTAAGATTGTTGTTCCTGATGATATTGTTCAGCAAGTAAGAGAAGAGAGAGCTGCACAAATGGAACAGCAAATGGCAATGGAACAAGTTAACCAGGGAGCGCAAGCAGCCAAAGTCATGAGTGATGCTGATACAGGTGGTGAGAACATTCTCTCTGACATTATTGGAGGCATAGGCTAGTGGTCGTAAGCATTGACGATGCAATTGATGCGGTCACTAATTTACAGTTTATGGAGGCACGCCCTGAGAATCAATTACATCACGAATCAATGCTAATCACCCTGGAGTTTTTACAAGAATGCGGGTTTGTTAATTTATCGTTGGAAGACACTAATCAGGTGGACAACAGATAACTTGCAGAAAGTATGAGATAGTGCAGATATGAATAAACTATGACTAAAGAATACAACGCATCGGACGAGACCAATGTCAAGAATGCGAAACAAAAAGAAAAGAATAAATTAGATACTGAACTGGCAGATATTAAGTTACTGCTAGGTAAACAATGGGGCAGACGCATTGTCTACAAAATCCTGGAGCGAACAGGACAGTATCGAACCAGTTTCAATAGCGATAGTAATGTAATGAGTCTTCACGAGGGTGAGCGCAATATAGGATTATGGTTGTTGGATAAAGTGGCATCAGCGGATATAGATCAATACTCGGTGATGCTTAAAGAAAACCTTAAACAAGGAGATTCAAATGGCTGAAGAGGAAACAATACTGACGGCGGAGACGCCTGAAGTTGCAACTAATGAAGAGCAGTCAGAAAACTCAACTGAGACAACAGAGGCTTCAACAGAGTCAACGGAGTCAACGGAGAGTAATGCTGCTAATAAAGAAGAAGGCAAAGAAGAGACTGAGGTAGCGGGAGCGCCTGAGGAATATGGAACATTCGACTTGCCTGAGAACTTTGATATGAACAATGATACGCTCGCTGAATATCATACCTTTGCAAAAGAGAATAACTTAACACAAGAACAAGCTCAAAGAGGTGTGGACATGGTGGCCCAAATGAAAGAGGCTGAAATGAATCAATGGGTGGAGCAGCAGAAATCCTGGGTGGAAGATGCTAAAGCGGATGCTGAATATGGTAACGATAAATTCGATGAGAGTATATCAGTTGCTGTTAAGGCTCGTGATAGCTTTGGGACATCCGAGTTTAATGAAATGCTTGATAGCTCTGGATTGGGTAACCATCCAGAAATGATACGGTTTTTACATCGTGTCGGTAAGGCAATCAGCGAGAATTCGGTTGTTGTGGGAGGAACCACAACTAGCCAGTTAACGCGTGAAGCTGTCCTTTATCCATCAATGCAAACTTAATAATAATACTTAAAGGAGTATATCAATGGCAGTATTGTCAACTACAAATCCTACTTTAGCTGATGTAGCTAAAAGGTATGATGCGGATGGTAAGATTGATACTATCGTGGAATTGTTATCTGAGACTAATGAAGTTTTAGACGATATGACATTCCTCGAAGGCAACCTTCCAACGGGTCATAAAACAACAGTCCGTTCAGGACTACCAAGTTCAACTTGGCGTAAGCTCAACTATGGTGTTCAACCTTCAAAGAGTACAACTGTTCAGATTACTGATACAGCGGGTATGCTTGAGGCGTATGCTGAAGTCGATAAGGCGTTAGCTGATCTAAACGGTAACACCGCTTCTTTCCGTCTATCTGAGGACAGAGCATTCCTAGAGTCTATGAACCAAACAATGGCGAGTACATTGTTCTATGGTGATACTGGAACTGACCCTGAGAAATTCATGGGATTAGGGCCGCGTTACAACTCACTATCTGCGGAAAGTGGGGACAACATCATCGTAGGTGGTGGTTCAGGTTCTGACAACACATCAATTTGGTTGGTGTGCTGGGGGCCTAACACTTGTCATGGTATCTACCCTAAAGGTTCACAAGCTGGTCTGAAACATCAAGACCTCGGTGAAGTGACTTTAGAAGATGCTGCAAGTGGTAAGTACCAGGGCTACAGAACTCACTACAAGTGGGACATCGGTATGTCATTAAGAGATTGGCGCTATGTTGTTCGTATCCCGAACATCGATGTGTCTGACCTAACTAAAGATGCTTCAGGTTCATCAGCAGCTCTAGTTGACTTAATGGTACAAGCAGTAGAAAAACTTCCAAATGTAAATCTTGGTCGTGCTGTTTTCTACGGCAACCGTACTATCTCTTCAATCCTAAGACGCCAAATTACTAACACAAGTAATGTTCGTCTATCTATGGATGAGGTAGCTGGGAAGCGTGTAATGTCTTTTGATGGTATTCCATTCAGAAGGAATGACGCTATTTTAAACACCGAAGCCACAATAAGCTAAGGATAACACAGGAGTAAATAAATGATTATTGATTACAATCTTCAATTTTCCGATGCTCAGTCTGTAACGGCTGATGCGGCTTCGACTAATGTCATCGACCTGGGTTCAGATCGTGATATTGGCCCTGGTGAGGAAATGAAAATCGCTTTGAACTTTGATGTGGCTATGGGTGGCTCTTCGCCAACTCTAGCGGTTCAAGTTCAGACAGACGATAACTCTTCATTCAGCTCTGCAAGCACAGTACAGACTTCTCGTAGTATTGCAGCAGCAGCAGTTGGAGACACACTTGTAATGGGGTTACCTGATACAAATGAAAGATATGTTCGTCTCTACTACGATGTTGGAGGCACAAGCCCAACAATGACTGTAAGTGCATCAATTGTTAAGGACGCACATCAGTACCAATCATACCCAAATGCTGCTAATTCATAATTAGTAGTTAAGGTGTGTTTTTAATTCTGAGGGGCGGTAGGTTCTTTAAACTTTTCATACTACTGCCCTTTGGTTTTAACTAACGAAAGGAAGCGCAATGGCTAGTGAAGTCGATATATGTAATTTAGCACTCTCTCATATTGGAGCTAGTGCCACCATTTCAAGTTTAACAGAGGCTTCTGAAGAAGCTTTTCATTGTAATTTATTGTTTGCTGATACGCGTGATACATTACTTCGAGCATTCCCCTGGGGATTTGCTACGCGTCACCTAGCGTTATCCGATGTTGGTACACCTCCAGGCAACTGGAACTATCGATACAGTTATCCAAACGATTGCATATTCGCAAGAGAGATACTACAAACAAATACTGTTGCTGGCAGTAATGATCCCATTCCTTTTGAAGTCGCATTAGGTGATGCCTATGACTCAAGAGTAATATTAACTGACCAGGAAACAGCAACCCTAATTTATACCTATCAAGCAACCAATACTTTGGTGTTTGAACCCATGTTTACAAATGCCCTGGCTTGGAAGTTAGCGAGTGAAGTTGCTATGCCAATCACAAGGGACGAAAAGAGAATGGAGCAAGCTTATAACATGTACTTGACTGTACTCGGAGAGGCTAAAACATTTAATGCTAACGAGTCTCACATAGATAGAAATACGGATGCGAGCTGGATAACAGGGCGTAGTTAATGCCTGTACATACGATTCAGCCATCATTCTCAGGCGGTGAGTTAGCACCATCCTTACATGCGCGCGTTGACCTGGCTAAATACGCAACTGGACTCAAGACCTGTCGTAACTTCTTTGTCCAGGCTCATGGCGGCGTTGCTAATCGTTCAGGTACAAAGTTTGTCTGTGAGACCGCAAACTCAGCCAAGATTACAAGACTCATTCCTTTTGAATTTAATACAGAGCAAACCTACATTCTAGAGTTTGGTCATCAAACAATGAGAGTCATTAAAGATGGCGGCCAAGTTTTATCAAGTGGTAGTCCTGTCTCAATCGCTACGCCTTACTCAGATACAGAGCTGGCTGATTTACAGTTTTCTCAATCGGCTGATGTGATGACTATTTGTCATGCCTCTTATCCTGTTAAAGAAATTAAAAGAACCTCACATACAGCCTGGACAATTACCTCCGTTTCATTTGGTACATCAATGGCAGCTCCTGGAAGTGTATCGTCAACGGCACAGAACTATGATTCAAGCAATCCAGGGACATCATACTCGTATGTTGTTACTGCTGTTAAGACAGATACAGCGGATGAGTCAGTTGCCTCAAGTGCTACATCAATAACGAATAATAATCTTAGCTCAACCATTACCAATACCGTATCTTGGGGCGCGGTAAGTGGAGCTGATAGTTACAACATATATAAGTCTATTGGTGGTATTTATGGCTTTGTTGGACGCTCGACAGGAACCACCTTTAAAGATGACAACATTGAGCCTGATGCTAATGATACGCCAGCTACAGCAAGAACAATATTTAATACAACCGATGAGTATCCAGCAACCGTTTCTTATTATCAGCAGCGCCTGGTCTTTGGTCAAACAAACAATGACCCTCAAAAAATCTTTATGTCGCAAACGGGTAACTACCACAACTTTAATATCTCAGAGCCACTTAGAGATGATGACGCGGTGACCTTTACCATTGCAGCGTCCCAGGTCAATGAAGTCAGACACCTGGTTCCACTTAGCGATATGATTATCCTTACTTCAGGTGGTGAGTGGTTATTAACCGCTAACGATGGCGTGATTACGCCTTCTGCTATTCAGGTTAAGCCGCAAGGTTATCGTGGTTCAGCCGATGCTCCGCCTATTGTTATTGGTAACACCATTATTCATTTACAGTCGAAAGGGGCGATCATTCGTGACCTGGCATTTGCGCTAGAGTCTGACTCTTATACTGGTAATGATTTAACAGTTTTAGCCAGCCATTTGTTTGCTGGAAAGACAGTAAAAGAATGGGCCTACGCTCAAGCTCCTCACTCTATCGTTTGGGTAGTATTAAGTGATGGAACTTTAGCGGCCCTAACCTACATGAGAGAGCATGAAGTATGGGGTTGGTCAAGACACGATACTGACGGCACATTCGAGAGCGTTTGTACCATTGCTGAGGGTGACGAGGATGCCACTTATTTTGTCGTTAAGCGCACCATTAATGGCGCAACTAAGCGTTACATAGAACGCCTGAATACAAGAGTATTTACAGAAGTTGCTGATGCGTTCTTTGTGGACTCAGGCCTGTCATACGATGGTACACATACAGGCTCTACTTCAATGACATTATCGGGAGGTTCTTCCTGGACACATTCAGAGACTTTAACCCTAACAGCAAGCGGCAGCACCTTTGTATCAGGAGATGTTGGCAATACCATTGTTCTTACAATAGGAACAGAGACACTCGTATGTACCATTCAGGCATACACCAGCGCCACAGTCGTAAGTGTCAAAGCGGGTCGTGATGTACCTGTAGCATTTAGAAGCGTTGCAACAACAACCTGGTCTAAAGGAGTCGATGAGATTTCAGGACTTGGACACCTTGAAGGTAAGACTGTAGCAATCCTGGCGGATGGTAATGTTGAAGCACAACAGACTGTAGCATCAGGCGCGATTACTATTTCAAATCCAGCCACTAAGATACATATTGGACTACCGATTCAGGCAGATGTACAAACACTTAACCTGGAGCTGGGTCAACCCACTCAGCAAGGTAAGAAGAAAAGCATTTCAGAGGTGACACTTAGAGTCGAAGAGTCAAGAGGCGGCAAGATTGGATATGACGCTGATCACCTCACAGAGTTTAAACAAAGGGCGTATGAGCCATATGGCACAGCAACCTCCCTTAAAACAGGTGATATATCAGTCACCATGCCCTCTACTTGGCGTTCTGAGGGATCAATATTCTATAGGCAAGATGACCCATTACCTATGACATTATTGGCCGTTATTCCAGAGGTGAGTGTTGGCGGATAAGATTGAAATTAGAGATGTGGAGCCAGGTGACATTGATATGTTAGTTGCGAATATGCGTGAGCATGACATACAGGAAGTGAATGCAGCTACGCGTATGGGTATTGAGAACGCGGTTAAGACATCCGTCAACCTTTCAACCTACTCTAAGACAGGACTCGTTAATGATGAGTTAGTTTGTATTTGGGGAGTGTGTCCAATATCACTACTCAGTAGTTCAGGCTCCCCCTGGATGTTAGGAACAGATTTAATTAAGCAAAAGCAACGAATATTTTTAAGACGGTCTAAGCCCTGGTTAGATGATATTCGTAAAGATTATAGGTATTTAGAGAACTTTGTCGATGAGCGTAATGTGATGTCGATTAAGTGGCTCAAATGGTTAGGTTTTGAAATGGATGAGGCAGAGCCATACGGCATACATGGTGAGCCTTTCCACAAGTTTACAATGGAGATTTAGTATGTGTACCCCGATGTTAGGAATGATGCTCAACTTTGCTGGCGCAATGTCCCAGGCTGCTGGACAAAGGCATGCAGCAGAAGCTAAAGCAGCAGAATATCGTTATCAAGCCCAGGTCGATGATAACAATCGTAAAGTAGCCGAATGGAAGGCAGCAGATGCAAAAGCCAGGGGCCAAAAAGAAGAGGCATCACTTCGAGTCAAAGTAGCACAACTTAAAGGTAGACAAAGAAGTGCATTAGCAGCAAGCGGCGTAGAGGTAGGTAGTGGTTCTGCTCTTGACATCCTGGGAGATACAGCAGCTCTTGGGGAGTTAGACGCGCTTACGATTAGATCAAACGCAGAGCGAGAGTCATACGAACAGAATGTAGTCGCAAGTAATTTAAAAGCTAACGCGGGTATGAAACGAATGGGCGCTGACAACGCAATCATTGCTGGAAAGATTGGCGCACAAACATCCTTATTATCAGGTGCTGGTTCTGTTGCTAATAAGTGGTACAACTACAAATATACATAAGGATTAACAATGGCAACAGTTCCTCAATATCAAATCGGTCAAGTTAAAGACAAAGCAGTTAGCGGTGGCTTTCAACAAATACAAACTAACTCGGATGCGTTTGGTGCGGGTATTGCAAATGCTCAAATACAACAAGGACAGGCAATCAGTCAATTAGGTGACCAGGCATGGCAAACAGCCTTTCAACAAAGAGACATACAAGACCAAGCAACACTTCGTGAACGCGATAACTTGTTATCAGCAAAGATCAGAGAGTTAATATCTGATGATGGTGGTTATTTATCGTTGACAGGTAGAGAAGCAATTAATGCTAAAGCCAGTATTGAAAAACAATTAGAAGCGTACAAGAAAGAACTTGGAAAAGGTATTGACCAAAGAATAGTAGGTAAGTACAACCAAGTAGCTAACCAACGATTAACGAGTGCGTTTTCAACTATCGATAGTCACAATCGTACACAGGGTGATGCTTGGAATAAACTTGAAAGAGAAGTCCGTATATCAGGACAAATTCAAAATAGTATTGCAGCCTTTAATGATCCTGGTGCAATGAAACTAGAGTTTGATCTTGGCATAGTAGAAGTCAATTCAAAGTTACTCGATGTTTATGGCATTGATGCGTCTGCACCGAAAGATGATACTGAGAAAGCCATTATTGCATCAGAGACTTTAAAGTTTACAACTAAGGTTCATGAAGGCGTAATCTCTAACTTGTTAGCAAATGGACGCTATACAGCAGCTCAGACGCACTTTGAAGATAACAAAGCTGCTATTGATGGCACGATGTATGACGATATAACAACCAAGCTACAAGCCCACACATTGACAGGTGAAACATTAACGAAGGTTAAAGAAATAAGAGCGTTAGGTGGAAGCATAGCAGAGCAGCTTGTCGAGGCTCGTAAAATTACTGACCCTAAATTACAAGAAGCAGTTGTTTCTGGTATCAAAGCTAGGTTTAATGAAGACGAAGAAATTAAAAAAGTAGATCAAGATGAAGCCTTAGTCGATGCTCATCAACTCATTGCTGATGGGGCTAGGACAAGAGAAGACATTGATCCTGACACTTGGTCGCGTTTAAGTGGTTCTCAAAAGGCTGACCTTGAAGCCTTGTTTACTACAATGGCTGACCAAGAAGACGCAAGACAGGATGAGATTAAAAGAGAAAAAGAGGCAGCAGCAGAAAAACTTGTTTATGGCAAATTAGCAGATGGTGAAGTTATAACTAAAGAAGACTTGATGGATATGTCAGGTGTTTCTTATTACAACTATATAAGAGAAACAAAGCGTTTGTTATTAGAAGGCAAAACAGAAAAATATCAAGCTGTACTTAATACAATTAGTGAACAGATAGCTATTGGTAAGACCTACGGCGAAATACAAAAAGGATTTAGTACAGAGTGGGATCAGTTAGAAGGTGTTGCTAAACAACGACTTAAAACTATTCTTGATGCGACTGCTGAAAAGAACTTAAACGATTCTCAAACCTTAATGTATAACGAGGCGTTAAGAGCGGTTGCTCAAGGCGTTGAAATTGGCCCAGGTATGTACGAGTCAATGTCAGGCATTCAAGAGTTGTATGTTAAAGAGAAAATACAACAACGAGAAGATCAGTCT